AAAAATAATTCATCAAATTGTTCTGCCTTTGATGAACTATCAACTTCATTAAGTTTTTCTGTTGGAATATTTCCCTTATCAACCCTGCTCGATGCTGAATCCGACACACCCTCAGCGAAATTTTCGTCATTTATAACACTAGAATAAACAAAATCTATTTGCTTTAATGTCGCTGTGAATCTTAACGCTCTGCCAACTGATGCGTCCCTGCTAACGCTTAAATCCTGTAAAATCATATTTTCATATGACCTTAGTCCAGTAACAACTGAAAAAGGGATTTTGTCTTCTTGTAGTTTTAACAATGATTGATAAGCATCCGATGACCTTGAGCTTTGTCCGAATATAGTGCCAAGCCCGGCTTTGAATTTTTCAAATTGAAATATAGAAAGTGGCGCGTCTGAAATAACGCCCTCAATCTGCAATGTTTTCTGTTGTAAGATAACATTATCAGATATAGATTTCCCGCCCTCAACTGGATTTTCAGTTATAGTGGCCACGCTTGAATGTAGCTCCCTAACTGACGCGTCAAGTGGTATGCCACCTATAACAGCCTTTGACCGTTTAAATATGAATCCAACAACATCCCCATAAGCCATTATATGCCCCCATCTGCTAAGTCACGGTCAGCTTGTGCCAGCATTGTTTCAAGTGGATTAGGTATCGCATCAGCTATTGATTGACCTAATTCATCGGCACTTTGGCCGGGTGCGGCCTTAACCTCAATTTTTATATTGTTAGTCATTGGGATGTTTTTTACGTTATAACCAGCTTTTTCAGCGGAAAGAGCTTGATATTTCAGATTGACCCCTGCCTCAACTTGTTTTAATTGAGCTTCATCAAAGCCATAACTTTTAGGCTTGGCGTTGTAATTACCGGTTTTGTCATAACTACGACCACCAAGCAATTTCTCCATTCTCTTAAATGGATTTAATAAATTATTGACCCACGTTGCAGTCAGTTTTATTAAGTCCGTGAACTTTTCCCATTTAAAAAATATCAAATCTATTAGTTTTGCAAAAACATAGACTACCGCAATTATTGCAATCAACCATGAAAAACTCGCGCCAACTGCTATGCCAGCGAACTTTGCGGCGACTAGGTTTTTTGTCAATCCTACAATTCCGCTTGCCATCATGCCGATACTCATAATTGTTTTAACAGCAAAAACAGTTATTAAAACTTTTCCTAATTTTTCAGCGACCGAAATAACTTTGTCAAAATTCAATACAAGCGAAACAAATTTCTCACCTAACCAAGTTATAACTTTACCAACTTGGTCGCCCATCCTTTTTATTTTCTTGCGGAAAACTTCATTGTTAGCAACAGCATCCTTAAACTTGTCTATGTATTTTTCAATGACCGGTAGCACGCCCTCAACAAAAGCAAATTTTAATCCCATGAATACACGTTGAAGTCTGAGCATTGTGTCAGTGAACTTTTCCGAATCTCGCGCTGTCTTGTCTGTCATTATAGCGCCAAGGGCTTTGAGTTCTTTACCTTGCGCCCTTATAGCATCTGAGCCTTGATTTAATAGATTGATAAGTTGAGTTCCGGAACGTCCGAATAGTTCTTGAGCAATCGCTGTTTTTCTAAGGTCTGTCATGCCTAAATTCTTAAAGGCATCAGATACAGCAAACACGGCTGTTTCCATGTCGGTCAATTTTAATGGGTCTATTTTTAATTCATCAAAAACGCGGGTATATGTTTCAAGTCCGAATCCTGCGTCTTTAATAACACGCGCAAATCTACCGGTTGCCTTATTAAATGATTCTTGGTCTGAGCCTGCAAGCTCTGCGGCATAACCAAACTTCTGTAAGTTTTCTATTGATAGGCCAACCCGTGCTGAATTTTTTGCCATGTCATCGCCGAACTTAGCGACTTCTTTTGTAATGCGATAAACACCATAACCAAAAGCCGCACCTGCCGCTGATAATCCAAGCATGGTGCGTCTGAGGTTCTTAAAACCCTTTTCATATCGAGCAAGTGCGCGGTCATCAGCCTTTAATCCAAGTTTTGTAATAAGCTCACGAACTATCATTAAGACCTTCCCTTTTTGCTATTTGCCCGCTTTATTTTTTCAATTTGGTTCTTTTCTGCTTTTTCCTTTGCATCTAAAACATCATGCGCATCAAGTAAGTCTAACAAGCTCCAATGTGTTTCTATTTCTTGCAAGGTTGCCAACCGAGCAACCACAATGCGCCAGATAAGCCATGATGGGCCATCTATTTCTTTTTCGATGCCTGTATTCGTGAAGTTGGCTCGCTGACCATCTCGCTTTCCGCTTCCATCTGTTTTGCCCCAACGGTGGCCAGCCCTCCGAAAAAATCGTTATATTGAAATTGTAAAATTTCACCCAATAATTTAAAAAGATGCAAATATTTACCAACGAAATCCATGTCAAAATTGATTTCTCTATAACGACCATTATCACTTATTTCTGTTGTCGATATTATTTTCGTAATTATTGGTATAACTTCTTCTTCTGGTAATGTATCAAACGCTGACGAAATAATCTCAAATATCATTGTCGCATCAACTTTTGCCTTCTCATCTTTTGACATTAAGATAGCCATTGGCTTTCCAAAATATCTACCAAGTTTTGTCATCAAGTTCAAACCTTGCGTTGGCATATAGTGATTGGTTTGATAAAATACTCCCTCAACTTCCATTCGTTTATAATGCTTTGCCATCTGTTCACCTCTTTATGCTTTTAGTTAACACCCATTACCTCTTGAATCATATGCGCTGTTGCAAGCGTCCATTCTCTGGTACCTTCTTCTCTGCCGAATGAACTATCTGGCATTTTCTGAATCCAAGCGGCGGCGGCTGTGTAGATTGAACCTTCATATTTTGCAAAGAATGGGAAACTCCCGCCATCTCCGTACCTGTCGCCTGTCGCAAAAGCTGATAAGACCTTGTTAAATGAAGATGTTGCTTTTAGCGTTAGAACCATGGTCGCCCCAAAGTTATTCAACTTTGAACGACTACCCTCGCCATCTGAACCAATGTTTTTACTATATCTGTCGGAGTCTTCGGTAATGTTTAAAAAATCACCGTCTGCAAGGCCGTGTGCCCTAAAACCACCACAAATAATCTCGACTTCTGCACCATTATATGTTGCTGTCATGTGTTCCTCCTTTAAATTCTAATATAAACTCTCATGCCTACTTTATGAATTGCCCCGGCAAAAGTTGCTTGTGCTTCGCCATCAGGTAAATATCTATTTCCTTTATCGGCTGACGATATGTCAGAAACATCTGGGAAATTTACATAATATGCTTGGTCATCGTAATTATCTGGGTCAGCAACGATGATGTCATCCTCAATCGCTTTGTTGAAAATCCCTCTAACGATATTTTCCATTATTGCAATACCGCCGTTTGTAAATGGAACTTTATCAACTGCTAATAATTGAGATAATATTTCTGTCTGAATTTCGTTTTTAATATAATCAGCACCTCTTATTGTATCAACATAATCGCCTGATGACATTCTGCCTTGCTCTGTGAAATCCTGTCCTGAATCCGAATATAGATTAAACCTCTTAGCCAAAACAGTTGCCCTCTGTGTTGCTGTTAATTCATTGGCTATAAATTTGACCAATGTCATAAACATCCATGTCTGGGTTCCGGGATTGTTAACAAATCCGCGAGCAAACCAAGCGGCTTCTGGAAAAACTGTACCTGTTTTATACCATAAACCGAAAGTTCTTGTGTAGTTCAATGCCTCTAACAAATAAGCAATATCTGTTGTTGAAGCGGCATCGTAAATATCCACATCGTTTCTTGATGTTGAGTAAATCTTTTCGTTGGCTTCTGTCCATGCGGCGGCCTGTAAAATAAAACCATCTACTTTATCTATCGTCATTAAGCCATACCATTCAGGGTCAAAAGCTAATAAAGTGTTTAAATCTTCTGTCATTCCGTGATTGTCAACTGTTGTCGTAATAACAATTCCAGCTTGTGTCACACCACCTGTGATGCCTGCGGCCGATAAGACAACTGGCAATCCTGCGGTTGCGGCTGTAATTGTAATTGTTCTATCACCTACTCCGCCAACAACTGCCGTTGCAACTCCTGCCTCTGCTTGAATCAATGCGGCAAAAGAGTTCATTGTTGTCACATGGGAGGCACCATCATAAATCAAACTGATGACCACACCATCAACTGTGACTGCGATTGTATTGGCCGCAATTAAATCGTCATCGAGTACGAATGTTTGAACTTGTGCGACCTTTGCGTCCTGCTCACCAATTTTTAAAATATTGGGATGCGGGTTCTGACCAAAAAAAGCACCTGCGGCAATATATTCCGGGTCAGTTACGGCGTAATCATCGGCAACACCCAATAAAGATGTGTATTCGTTAATTGTGCCCACTGGTATCTTTCCGCTGTCACCAACGATAAGCAATGTTCCAAAACTCGCTTTCTGTATTGTTCTTGTTGCTAAACTCACTGTAACATCTACATATTGACTGATATCTACTGGCATGAAATCCTCCTTATTTTATTCTGGTATATCGTTTCCATTAACTTGCACTTTTTCTATCCAGCCCGCTTCTTCCTCTATAACGTATGCAAAGCCTGCTAAATAATCTATAACTGCTCGTTCTTGTCCTTCTGTTTCCAAAACATTTGACAAGTTTTGATAATTTAAAATGCCCTGAATACTAACCTCATAATCGGTATATAATCTTTTTAAAACTGTTGGCGCATCTGTTAATGACATTATTTTTAAGATGGCTTCGTTCGCACCTTCACCAATTATATCAACTGTCACTGTCGCTTGCCTATCTCCAATTATTTTTCTATTTCCCTCTGCATCAACATCGCCTATCCTATCAAACGAACCTATCTTATTTATAGTTCCAACACGAATAACCGCATATGGGTATCGCTCCGGCCTAGTCTTAAACTGGTCTGACTTAATAGCAGTTATGCCGAGGTATCTCTCAACCAACCAAACAAACGATTCTTGTAAATTTAAGATGCTCATCTTTCCCCATTAAGGCATTACTTCAAGGGCCTCCCCCCCTGCCATTTCCCCATGTTCATTATTCATTTCTGCAAATAAGATGCTGTAATGATTTAAATCCATCGGTGTCCATTTTTCCACTTGCTGAACTTCAAACAGTGCGTTGTCATAATAGATTCTGTCGGCATTGCTGGCGGTGGCTTCGTTTTCAGTGTAAAGTCTTGTCGATGTGTAACCTCTTAAATATCGCCTGTTTCTATTTCCCTCTGATAATAATAAAAGCTCTTGTCCTGTTATTGGTTGCAATGAAATAACGGCCTCAAACGTTGTTGTATCTCCATCTTGAAAATCGCCGTCAATATAACCACCATTAGCATCTAACATTGCATTTGCCTGTGTAGCTCCGCCACTTACTAAAATTTCAAAAATCAATATTTCATTTCCTGCGTCCAATGCTGTAATAAGGATTGTATCGCCAAACATAGCCGTTGCAGACGCTATTGTTGCAATGTCAGCAATTTCATCGGCCAAATCCGCTAAGGTCTGTTCGTTTGTCGCATTAAAAGGAACTGGCCCAACCTCTACACCGTCAACGAGTAATGTAATCACGTTCCCTGTTATTAAGGGCGCATCGAAAGATATAGTTTTCTGTTGTGTGGATGACGCAAATCTCATAACTGGGTAAACCTTACCGAAACTTGCAATCAATTCTGAGCCACTCATATTTTAACCTCGTATGCAATTTTTCCCCTCATTGCGCCTGTATCAACTAAAGGAACTATTCTACCAACCTTGCCCCTTTTGCCTTTGCCTTTATTACGCTTTGCTTCTGTTGTTGATGGGGCGTTTGGTTCAAATAAGCCGGGAGTAAGAATCGTTTTCTTAACTTGCCCCGCGTGAAGCTCGCCCAATTTCTTTAAAAATATGGCCATAGTAGAGCGGCCTCTAAGCACATTGCTATATGCAACTTTTTTAAACTGGTGCAGTTGCTCTTTGTTCATATCAAAAGACTTAGCCATGAAAGGTCTGGATGGTATGTTTTTGGACGGAACGCCGAACTCGTTGGCACTTGCTACTTTCGCAATTGTTGTTTTTCCGTCTTCTGTATCACCAGCATCTTGTAAGATGCCGACATTCACATATGCGTTATCAGCTTTTTTCATCTGCTTAACGATGCGTTTCCATCCCTTATCAATTACCCTCACACTCATGTTGGATAAATCCCGTCTGTTATGATAATAGGTCTGGTTGCGCATTCGCGCACCAACCTTTGAAATTCTTGTCCGTATTTTGTAAGATTTAAACTTGATTCAGTTGCCGTTCCACCAACGGAACCATAATTCCGCGACAATTGACCAACTTTTTCTGATGTTACAACTAGCGCCGTTGTCCCCGGTGCTTCTGTTGACGATACACTTCTAGACAACATATGGGCGGTCATGTAAGTAACAGCCAAATCATATTTTAAGCCGAAAACTTTTTCGTTTGCAGATAGTTTTGCACGCTCGATAAATCTATTTATCTTAGCGATCGCAACCGCCGAAAATTCGGGGGCTATATCCAAAACATCTGTTGCTGATACGCTCATTATTCACCCAATTTTTTGTCAATAAGTTTAATAACTGTTTTGTAAGTTGTTTTATCAAGCATTTCTGCGAGCATATCTTTGTCATCCATTTGCTCAACCATGTCTGCTTGATTCTTAGAATTGGCACCTTCAAATGATTCGAGCCATTCACCAGAGTCAACAGCTTCGACTTCTTCTCTGTCATCTTCTTCAGCTTCGATATCTTCATCTAAATCGGATTCAACTGGTTCTGTATGCTTTACATCTTTTATCACTTTCGCACCTTTAGCCACAATAACACCCTTGGCTATACGGTCTTTAAATGCTGGAAATTTAAGCATTGAGCTATAATCTTCTTCATTTACATAATTCATGCCGGGCTCAAGTATAAATAAATTTCCTGCGAAATAATGAGATGTTCCATTATAAGTTACTTCAAAAAGTTGTTTTTTGTTAGTCATTTTGCTTTACTCCTGTCTGCCATTAGCCTCCGGCTAAATGTCGGAGGCTTGGCGTTTGCGAAAAGAAGATTATTAAATACTATCTGCAATTCTGGCGGCTTTTGGATAAAACCAAGTTACGCCAGCAAATCTCTCGTGACATTTTACTTTCCAGATAACACCGTCAGTTGTGGCTGGTGTGAACTGTTCAAAATCCTGTGGAATATCCATTGCCAAGATTCTTGGGTTGCGATGGTAAGCCATCATAACATCAACTACAAACAGGTCGTTATTCGCGGCGTCTAATTGCCATAATGGCACTATCATTAGTTCGCGGCCAATTCTTGCGGCCCATACTGATTTGACAAAATTCAAGATTGTCATATCTGAACCATCACCCATGCGCTGTGTGGAAATTAGATTATATTGCTCATCTGGCAATATAAGTGTGTCAGCCATTTCAACGCCTTTAGTAGCATTGAACGGTGCGGCCAATGCGGCCATAATATCGCGCACAATTAAGTCTGGTGTTTTGGTTGTCCATTCTGTTGCACCACCAACGCCATCGGCTGGAACTGTGCCGCTTGGAATGTTAGAATCACTTAAAAGACCTGTTAAACCTGCGGCTGTGTTGCCGAAATAAGCATTGTCTTGTTCTTCTTTCATTATCGCACGTTTGGCGGCATCTGCTCTTTTTGTTTCAAGGTCAGTGTTTGCCATACGGGCTGAACGAACTTCTTGGATATTATACTGATAAGAATCTCCGAAACTCTGAACGAGCTTAGAAAATCTTTTACCACTTGCATCAACATTTGGCCAATCTGAACCCCAATCGGCAATAATTTTTGCTTTGCCACTGGCATCATATTGGTCATAAGCAATTGACTCTGCGCCGGTATTGGCTGAACCGTCAACCGGTATCAACTGACGCTGTTTAAATTCTGGATACTTAATGTCGTATGTCTGACTTCTTATGCTTTGCAACTGTTGTGCAAAAAATAAAGTGTCATCGGCATCAATATGCTCTGGGCATAAAGTATCAAATCTTTTCTTTAAAAAAGATAGTTCATCTTGTTTGTTCATCCTGATAATCATATTGTCCTCCATTATCCTACATAGTTAAGTTGTATTGGGGCGATTTTAACTCCGTTAACTGTTTGTGGCCCATCCATGAAAATAGCATTTGGAAAGATGACGGCGGTTGCACCATCAGCGTCTGTTCTTGCATATCCAAAATTGTCTGTAGAAACTGGCTCTGTTCCTTCTGTCAAAACAACGCCTGCTTGTGTAACGCCTAATGTTACCGATGCGGCAGATAATACTAAATCAAAATCAAGTGAAGTAACGACCGTGATTGTTCTGTCACCTGCTCCGCCGACTGTTGCTGATTCAATTCCGGCAACTGCGGCAATCTTAACGGCCATTGCTTGCATCGTTGAAAGATGAGCGGCTCCATCGTATGTTTGAGTAACGGCTGTTGTTCCAACTGTTACTGCAAGCACATTGTCGGCGATTAAGTCAGCGTCTGAAACTAAAGTCTGCGACTGCTGTACTCCGGCAACGCGAGCATAAACTGCATCGCCTTTAACTGGTGTATCTTCAACGCGAACCCAAATCCTACCCTGAACCATGAAAGACACGGCTTCGGTTTCCTTGTAGTAGCCGTATTCACTATTGGCTTTTCTAACTGTCCATCCACCATCAAGTGCGGCGGCGGCGGCTGGTAATTCAACTTTTGAATCGCCATCATAATTAACACACACTCCATATTCAACGTTTTCACCTGCTAATGCAGATAGGATATCATTTGGGCCACTGTCTTTTTGAAGACCGGCCATTGCATAACCCATTGCGCCATTGTAAGTTAATTGACTCATATATTCCTCCTAATTTGATTTCCAAGCATCCTTGGAGTCTTTGATTGATTTTGCCCTAGCTTCTGAACTAGACATATTGTTTTCTTTATCTTCTTTCTTGCCTTCTACTTTTTTATTGGCAATTTCTGTTTTTTCTTTTTTAACTTTTTCATCAACTTTTTTTTCATTTTTTGTTATGGTCGCGAAAACACCATCAACAAATTCTTCTGTTTTGTTTTCCAATTCAATGTCGGCATTCTTTTTGGCAATAATAGCTTTCTTGATTTCGATGTCTTTTGCATCTGCTTTGAACTCGTCACCCAATATTTCTTTTGCTGTATCTTCTAGTGATAAGCGGGCGCGGGCTTCATCCATCAATTTTTCACGGCTGTTTGAATCTTTCAATTTCTTGTTTTCATCTTCTAATGCGGCAACCTTGCCCTCATTAGTGTCGAGTTTTGCGCTAAGGTCTTTGTTCTCTGCCTTTAAAGCGTCTGCTTCCTTTGCGTCAACTCTATTAAGAGCGTCAGCAACTTCTTGTGGCACTTCAAATTCTTTGCCACCTACTTTAAGTTTCACAAGCATAATCTCCTCCGTTTTGTCTTGTTTCTTATTAGCTTCCTTTATCTTTTTTTCCGTTTTATTTTGAGTTGCCATATTAAGAGTTTCCTCTTTGCCTGAATCCATCATTATTTTAATATTTGGCCCTGCTCTGCCTCTGTCAACTATGGCAACATGATTATATCTTATGTTCCTTTGAATGGCGTCATACCTCTCGCCGTTAAATTCTCCGGGTGTCATCTCTAGGTCAGCAATATAGCCGCAAGAAATCTCACGCTTGCCATCGTTCACAATTTTATCAATAGTGTCTTGGTCAAAAACAGTTAACAACGATTTTATTTTTTCTTGTTCAATATCGACATTGCTTGACGTATATCCGACTGATATACCACGCGTGTTGCGTGTATTAAGAAATTGAGCCGGATGGTCATTTGTTATAGGCAGGTCTTCTAAAGTCTTTTTTGAATCTTCATTGAATACTTCATCGGCTGGTCTTAACTCTCTAAACACTTCACCGTCTTCGGTGATATAATCAAAAACGCCAACCCTCGTTAAATAGGCCGGGACGCGCAAATAACCATTGGGCGCCTGTTCTATGGCGTCAATGGTGAAATAATCAATCCTTGCGACTCTCTTAGTCATCAGTTGCTCATAGACTTCTCCTCTTTTCGCAACTACGTTATCGCATAAATTAGATTTTCTGTCAAAGAACTTTTTTTTGTTAGGCTTTCACAATTGGAATTGCAACGCATCTGCAATTTATATCTTCGCCGGGATGTCCAGTTGAGGGCGGGTCATCCCATGAAAAAATACGTCCTTCGTTTGCAAGGTGTTCATCCCTTACACGGTTATCACCAGCGGTTGACCAAACATATTGATTGATGCCTAAAGATTTTTGTCTGTATTGATTCAGGTTTCCAACCAACTTTGAAGTTTGGTCGCGAGCAATTAGTTTCGCTTTATTTTTTGGAATATGAATTTGCGCTTGCAAGTCTTTCGCAATATCGGTCGCAAGTCTTCCATCTCTCAAGCCGGATAATGTCGCTTGCTCTATTCTCGAAAACTGTTCCTCTGATATCTTGGTGATAAGTTTCCGCTGTGTATTCATAAAAGCGTCACGTTCTGACAATAACCATCCCTCTGCTGATAACGACGGTATTGAAATAAGCGACTGAGTTGCTCGTTGATAGTAGCGTCTATTCTGGTTTTCTATTTGTCCGAATGTAGTTTCAGCCATATCGTTTAAGGTGGATTGTGGATATTTCTGGTAAAACTGAACCTTCATATCATTCAGCACGCCCTCAAAATCATCTGAATAGGTGTCTGTTCTCATATCTTGTGTTCTTGGCCGTGATAGGTTAGCCAACTCAACAAGATTGCTTATTTGGGGAAATAGGCGCCCTTTTTCGATTTCTATTAGGTCGCGGACGTATTGTCTCAATTTTCTTAGATAACTCATTTCCGCCGCCATAGATGACGGTGGCTTGCCCAACTTCTTGTAACCCTTTGGCAACTTTCCATCTATCACCCGTTTAGCTCGGATGTAAAGTCTTGCCCTATTATTTAACAACGTCATCGCCTGCCCCCTCTGCGGGTTTTGGTTCTTCCCGGGATATATCGAAACCCATGCGCGTTCCCCTTCGGGTATGAACATCATAAGCATGTTGAGGAACTTCAATATTTTCACCATCTGGCTTTGGCTCCTCTTTTGGTTCGGGTCCTTCTGTTGGTTCTGGTGCAAGTTCTTTTATCATGTCGCGCAATTCTATATCAAGTTGGGTATCAACTGAAAAGCCATCACCGCCAAACCTAGACTCTGCGGCTTCCTCGACTGTTATCATTCCAAGGCCAACATTGTTTGCGTCTGCTTCTGACATAATTTTTCGGATATCAGCCTGTTCTTTTTCTGACAATTGCCATAATGGCAAGAAAACTATTTCATAGTCAATGCCAGCTTGTTTCATCTGTGCGAATATCACATCAAACAAAACTCTAAGGTTTGGCTCCAATGTTTTATATTGCAAATTCCTTATCATGTCATACCAGCTTAGAGTTGAACTGTTCCCGGTAGCATTGGAACCTGATGGGGATTCGCCAAGCAATATTGTGTGCGGAATATCTACGGCCGCAACTAATCTGTTCCCGGCTATTTTTACGGCGTCATTGTAGCCTGTGACTTGTGATGTGATGACTTGATAATCATCGTTTTTATCTAGCACCATCATGTTTAAAACAGATTGATAAAGTTGAGTTGCTCTAAACCTAGCAATGACAAGATTTTCCTGACCGCTGGCAATTAAATCCATTAAGCCCTCAATCTTGGCCACCTTCTGAACCGCATCCGTTGTTATTGAAGCCAATGACTTATATGCTTGTTCATAATCTCTGACTGATTCATATATCGCCTTGATGATACTATCGCCCCAATAATTATTTGTTTTTAAAAGTTTATATGGTAACTGAACGCCGTCAAATCTTAAAAATCTTGAAATGTGTATTTTAGCGGCCTCTGTTTTAGAGGTTGAGTTGAACGTGAAAAATGCTGGCATTCCGAAAAAGTTTGAAGCCAAGTCTTTTATGATTGAAGTTGTGTCAATTATTAAATCTGTTTTATCGAACACGACAAGATATTCAATTTCTTTGCCGAGACATTCCTCGATAGGCGCATCCAAAGTTTTGCCTTTAAACCCTATGACAACCCCGGCTGTTCCGTATAGACGACCCCATTGCATGGCCTCAAGTAACTTGCTTTCTGAATTGAACTGGCGGTAAATCTCCAACGCTTTCAGTTCTAATTCTGCGGCTTTCTCATTGTCTTTTATTTTAATCTCAAAACCTTCACGCATCATCTCATAAGGGATTCTATTCACAATACGCTGTGTGATGTCATTGTTTCGATACATCGTTTCGAGTTGTGAATCATCCACAATGTTTTCTGTGAACGTGGCCGACATCTTTTTGTCTCGGCCTGTTATTCCTAACGCTGTTATGACATTGGCTAATCCGTCATTTATCTTTTGCTCATTTGATGTTCTAATACTGTCCTGCCTGCCGAAAACTCTACTAGTCATCGCTTTAAACCCGTTCATATATTTGCCCATAAAAACTCCTCAGTTAGATTTCACAAAATTTAAGATATTTGTCCAAAATACGCATTTTCTTATGAAAGTAATACCATGCTTGCGTGCTACCGTCAACTTGGTCATTATTTTGATTCTTAATTGACGGGCTGAACGCTTCCATTTCTGTCGTGTATTCTTCGAGCCAAGCCGCATTGCGCGGTAAGTGGATGTTCCCACATTCAGGTAAATATGAAACAGCGTTCGCCCTCGCCCCTTTACTTTCAGTTGGGTTAATAGGCGTGATGCCAACAATTTGATTTTTAAGCACCTCGATAATTGCGGTTCCGTTGGCCTTGTCTTCAATTAGTTTTTTAATGGCCTGTGGATATGCCGCCGACATTTTGAGAATCGCATTTTTTGTGGCTTGAAAACCAAGATGCTCTCTTATGCGGTGAACCAGATATATATTTGAGCCCGACCTTGCCCACACCATACCCACCACATAAGACGAACTGGGGTCGTCTTTGAATGCACAATCCCAACTCTGAATCATCTCATCAATATGTTTTGGCAATGTATCGTAAAGTTTCCAGTAAGATGCCTTGAATATATTACCCTCTTTTTCGGACGGCCTTTGCAATATCTGACCAAGGTAAAATCGGCGACCAGCTTTCTTGAGGTTGTCTAAATAGCCTCTCGTGAATCTCTTTGGGAAAAATAAGCCCTTCTTATTATAGAATTTTCTTAGTTCTGGCGGTTCTGGGTCTGCCCCGTCCAACTCTCCCGGAATACAAATATGTCTGTATTGGCCAGCGTATTTTTTAAGTATGTGTCCCGTTAAATCGTCATCGTGTAGCCTTTGCATGATAACTATCCGCAAGCCCACCTCTTGGTCATCCAGCCTTGAATAGAGCGTTGAATCATAAACGTTATTTGTTTTTTCAAAACATCAGGTGAGTTCATATTTTTAGGGTTATTAAAATCATCTGCAATTATTATATCACCGCCAAATCCTGTAACAGAGCCGGTGACACTTGTTGCAAAGCGTTTGCCCCTGTGATTGTTATCATAATTTGATTTTGCATTTTGGTCTGTAGTTAGAAAAAACTTATCTTTCCAATAGTTCTGGAACCAATCACTCAATATCAAATCCCTGCTTTTCTTGCATAAATCAATTGATAGTGGTTGTGAATAAGATGCTGTTATGAAACGCAAATGAGGATAATTTATCCAGCACCAAGCCGGGAACATAACCGTGCATAAAAGAGATTTTGTTGAACGTGGCGGGATGTTGACAAGAATATCTTGAGTTTTGGGTTTCCTAGCGACTATGCGCTCGACTTCTTTCTGTAAGATGTCGCATAAGTATTTAATATGCCAATTGTCTTTTAATGGTGTTACAGGTTCTAAAACGTCCCATGCCATCTTAAAAAATGAATAGAAATCAACTTCACATTCACGTTTAATCTGTTCATGCAAAATTTTAATCTCTTGTGCCTCAAGCTCTCTAATTGCATTATCATCCATTATTTTTTCAGCTTTTTAAGTCTCGCCCTAGTTTCTTTGAGTTCCCTGTTCAATCTTTTATTATCCATATCTTTTATTTTTTCGCCTATGGCGTCATGGGGTATAATATTAACCGTGTCAGCAACTTTGCCATCGGTTCTGTTCCACACCTCTTTTAATGCGGCTGGATTGCCCTTCATAGCCAAGTCCATTGTTTTAAGAACTAACAAATCTAACCATTTGCGATTTTTGCTATCCTGTGGGTGTGCTTTAGACAATAATTTATTAAGCATTGTTGTCATCCGTGGCCCCTTTGGCCCCCCTTTGGGATTGCCACTCTCTCCGGGTTTCCACGCAGGCTGAAGGTTCTCAAGGCGCTTTTCCTTGGCTGTCTTCGTCTTTACCTTCTTAGTTGTCTTTTTAACCTTTTTCGGTGTATTTTTCGGTGTATTTGTCTTTTTCATTATCTACTATCCTTATCAAAACTTACAATCTTGTCATAAAAATCGTGATAGAAATCAAATATGTCTTTCCCGATTGTGATGCAACCGTTCTCTACTCTCGGATTTGTGTTTATGTTAGCACTTGTTTCAACAGCAAAATGAAATTTCTCACCATATCCGGCGAATGTCTTGGAATGGTTCCTGAATACGGCAATGCGTCCGCCTGTTTTTGTGGCCAATTCTTTCAAGTGGTCAAACTCTGTGGAATAGCTCCCTTTAAATATCTCTCCAACAAATACGTCTAGTTTTTTTATTTTACCGTCTGTTATCCACTCCTCAATCTGCAAAACATCGTCTGACGCCATACACCACGTTGAAAACATACAATAATCAAGGTCTTGTTGTCTTAATATAACTTTCAGGTATGACAATGCGTCAACGTCCCCGCCTGTTAAGCAATGATAGCTTTCCCCGTCTTTAAAATTAGAGCCTACCGCATCCAGTAAATTAGTTTCCGAAAAAGCTCTCCGATATATATTTTTTTGTTTTCGCACGAAACAGCCAACTTTAGTTCTCGGTGGTAAGCATCCCGACTTTGACGTTTTTTTATTTTTTAATTCATTATCATCGTCAAGACCAAGATTGAGGTCAAGGTTAAGGTTTAAATTGAGATTGTTTTCATTCATTTTTTCCCTCATCGACATTAAATTTGTGCCCACAAGCTGGGCATTTGACAATTTGTTCTTTTTTGTTTCCGGCGTTTTTTTCGTCATCGTCATCATCTGGTTCATTTTCAAAATCAAAATCAAGCGCAAGTTCCGGGATGTCAATCATTTCATTTATTTCAGCAACGTCAATGCCAGCATTTAAAAAGTAGTCAGCGGCACCGGTGTCATCAATGCGCCCATATCTGGATGACGCTAAAAGTAGTTTTTCTTTTGCTTCTTTTCTATCTTTTGCGGTGATATAAACAACTGGGACTTTATTATTTTCGATTGTATAGCCATCGTTTAGCATCTGTTGGAGTACGAAGAGCCGTTGATGTCCGTCAATCGTATATTTAACGCCGTCATCATTCCACACGAATAGAGGAAATGAAAAGCCGAAAGCAATGAAGGATTTTTTTAATTTTTGGGCTTGCTTGTCGTGCAACTTTTTGAATGTCCCCTGAAAGTGTTTTAATTCATCCATATGAACCATGTCAGTTGCTTCACAAGTGATTTTTATAAGTTTTTCATCCATTGCATTGCCTCGGCTCTCGTTGTTTATTTTTTAGGCGCTGGTTTGTAGTATTTACTCATAACAGTTTTCAGTTCTTCGTTATCAATCTGACTTAATTCCTGCAACATCACGTTCACTGTTCTTATTTCTTTTTGAGTTTGTGCAATTGCGTTGTTTGCTTTTAATACTAATGCGCTCGTTTGAGTCTTTTTGCCTTTCCAACTCTCATACATATACATTGAGCCACTTACCATTACTTGCAACATACAAAACCACAATGAAAATACCATCACACTAATTAGAATATTTTGCATTTTCTTCATCTCCTTTTTCTCCTTTTGTTTTTTCGTTTTTGTCGACATTAACTATTTGCAACAGCCAAGTGTCTTCTTGGCAGGCACATGGTATATTACCCCCTTGTGGTAAATCAAGACAACTTTCAAATATTCTTTTGCACGTTTTGTCGTCCTGACAAGTTACTTTTAATATCAGCGGCCACTTAAATCCATTTCCAGCCAACGCATCGCACGTTGTCATTTCTTTAGGTTTTTGGATATAGAGCGCGACCGTTTCCGTTCCATCTACGGCCATCAAAGTGGTAAGTGCGTTCGCCATATGTTTGGCCTGCTTTTTGTCGTTAAATAACATTATGGCAAGCGTTCCCAATATAATGCCTGCTAATAAAATACATACAACCTTTTTTCTTTTTTTACCCATTTTTGAAAACCTCCCCTCGACAATTGTTAGTCTTTCTAAACCTCGTTTAATTCCCATAGTTACCCCGATTGAGGGTATGCTTATTTAATATTCAATTCCTGTATTGCAAACATTATCTCCGGCCAAATATCGTTGAACGACATCTATGAAATAATCTAAACTTCTGGCCTCTGCCACTGCATAACCCTCGCTTAGTAGTTTTTTAATTTTACTTATTTGATTTGCTGAAAATACACCTTCTGGACTTTTCATTTCAATATAAAGCCCGTGATAAGGTGTCAATGGATGTGCTAAAAACAAGTCTGGTATTCCGGGACGAACGCTCTCTTTTTTTAGAAAAAATCCCGTCTTCGCTGTTCTATACCCGCCATTAGGTATAGCGTAAAGCAATAGACTTGTGTGCTGATAATCGAACCACTCAATACAAGCGCATTGTATTTTAGATTCTTTAGGACGCATAAATCAACCTTCTTCGCTATTATCAAAATCTTCCGGCTTTTGTTTCCTGATATGGAACTCAAATTCTTTTGGAATCATATCAAGATAAACATTTATTGACCCGTCTTTGTTTTCAAACCCTATTCCAACCTTTGTCCAGATAGGCTTTTTGTTGTCTTTGCGCTGTTTGATATTAAATACATCAAATCTTTGTGAATCTTTTGGCATATGTTTTTCCCTTTTAAAGTTATCAGGGCAACAAACTATCATTTTTTATAAATTATAGCAAAAACTAAATTTCAGCGCATTTTCAGGAATCAAAAAAACCCCTATTGTTCATTCTGGCTTTTAATAAGTTATCCAACCGGACTATCCAATTTTCCTCATCTACTTCAAATATTTCTAGTTCCGGCCTGTTAGCATAAACAAACAATTTCATTTTCTTATATAGTATATTCAACCGCAATTGCTCTTTGGCGTTCTTTTTGGCCTGTTTAAGATTCATATACATCGAGACACTAACACCGACAACGCCTATTAGATTTATGATTGTTAAGAAAGTAAATCCCATAATTATCCTAAAAGAGTTGTTTGTTTTTCTCTTGCAATAAGTTGCTCATAAACTTTTATAAAATGCGCACGGGTAACTCCAACGGTTGGTGACTTACACATATTATTCCAACCCAAAATATTTATTGCTTTTAAAATATACTTGTCCGATATGATGTTTGTGGGGCTACCATAAAAACCTTCTTTGCTTAATGCTTGGTTAACCTGTCCCCATGCTTCGGCGGCTGTTGAGTAGCTTAGTTCATCAATGAGCGCATACTCCCGGATGTACGCACCGACATTTGTGTTCGGATATATCTCTTTATGTATTTGACAAAACTTCATAATCCCTTTTTCAAACTGTGCTGGCTTTAAGTCCATTAAAAATCTATACATAATTTGGGCTTCATCAGAATCAATATCAAGTCCCCGGAATCGACCACGCAATATTGTAATACCACCGGCAAACTGTTTTTTTTCTAGGTTAACCTTCGTTAACGAATTGTTGAAGACCTTTTGCAAAATCCCTGATACTTTTTCCATTAGCTTTGTTTCCTTTTTGCTTGTAATTATTAAACGGGTCAGCCTCATTGACAAATTTATCGAGCCCCCTGTCTAAAAATTCTTTCAAGTTCCATTTGTGCGACCAGTAATATTCATCACCCTTTAAAATACTTGAATAGTTTTCTATAGCGGATGATATGTCATCAACACTTTTTCTTGCAAGTGCTGTTTTTAAAGATGTCTTCAACCCTCTAATGCTTTTAATTTCTTTGTGTTTTATAATACACTGGTCATTCCATTTTACGAGTATATATATATCTTTCTTTAATTCTTTAATTCTTATGTTCTTTAATTCTTGTTTGTGGTCACCTGCTGGTCGCTTGCTGGTCACTTGCTGGTCACTTGCTGGTCGTTCAATTGGCTGGTCACTTGGTCGTTTAGGGTTTTCCGTGTCTTGATATTCGTTATAATTACATACAGTTATGACACTAAATCTGTTGGTCGTTTCGATGGTTATTCTATTGGTCGATTTTAGGTACTTTAGTGAAGTGCGGATTTGTCTTTCGGTTAAGTTACAGGCCAGAGCGAGTTTCTTCCGGCCTGTTACCGTTTGACCTCGTTCACATTGCACTTGCTGACCGTTCATAAAAAACTTTCTAGGCTCGTGATTTGCATCTAATAATAAATAGGTAAATAAAGCAAAGGCTTTCCGATTTTGGAAAAGGTCGCTTTTTATTATTTTTCTATGTAGTTTTATCCAACCGCTTTCCATTACTTACTCCGATAAGTATAATCTGTTTTCCCCTCTACCATAAAGCCAGACTCCATCCCTAGTCTATGCCAACAGCTTGAACAGATGCCTTGATGTGGTGTTTCTTCGTTGTCAAATTGATAAATTCTAGGGTCAGATAGGACGAACCAACTCCTACAAAAAAGACAAAAAACATCCAAAGTGTTGTAGATTTTCATAATACCCCCAATAAATACAAATCCACGCAGGTAAAGGTAGACAGCGACCAAGAAGTTTCCCTTTGTGATTCCCACGTGGATATGAATGTTTTGGATTCGGTCGCTATCATTTCCCCACCTTACATGAATAATACACAAAGTCAAGGGCGTTTCAATCCCCTGACCTTGCATAAAAAATCTTGTTAACTACGACTTGCGGATGTAATGATATCCGTGTAAACCTCAATGGCACCAACGCCTACAAGTTTTTCGGCATCCTTACCCATTGCATTAACTAGCTGATTTATTTTTGTTGAGTTGACCATCATAAAATCTTTTTTGATTCTGGATTCATTCTTGATGCGCCATTTGAGAACCTTTCTCGTTGACAATCCCTTGACCTTTGGCTTCGCGGGCTGCATCGGCTCGACCGGGATGTCCTTATGCCCTGCCTTGTCAAGTTCTTTGCGCCTTGCTATGATCTCAGCGTTCCTTTTGCGCTCTTGCTCGATCGTATAGGTTCCAATCTTTCGCTTGATGATCTGCTCGGCTTCGCTCAGAGGCTCGGTGTATTTTGTTTCGGCCTTTTTTGCTTCCTTGTGCGCCAGGTGAGCGGCCTTAATAAACGGGCTGTGATGATCTTCGATTTCGGTTTTCATGGCTTTGATGTTCTTGAGAAATTCGGCGGCTTGCTCAAAGGTATTTCCATCGACGATCTGGATCTGATCCGCTTGCTCCGGGATCGTTAGCGCCCTCTCTTCTACCTTCTGAATCTGAGTCATTTCGTTAGTCATTTGATCTCCTTTTGGGTTTGCTCGATGCAAACTCCTGTCGTTTTAAAGTCGTTTATGTGGCATTCGCAATACGCTCCGCATTGGATGTCAAATCTACATTCAATCGTCTTGCAAGTCCAGCACTTCGCCTGGGATATCCCGATTAGCGTTATTAGGCTCACCAGGGTTGTCAATATTGCTATTCTCTTTTTTATCGTCATTTTGGGCCTCCTTCGTGTCGGCTCCGCAGTTCCAGCAAAACCGACCCAGGTTATTAGCAAGACATTTCTTGCATCTCTTCATTGACCCCCCGATCAATCTTGCAGCCAAGACTTGTTGCGCTGCTTCCAGTTTGCGACTACGAGCGCCGCTTTGAACTCCGCAAAATCCTTCTCGTCATCTTCATACCTCGGATGCAGCTTATACTTTCCATTGGCCTTTAGTTGCAGGATCCGCCTCGATGCCTCAACGCCTCTGGCCTTCTTATAAGCCATTGTTTGCAACTTTGCCCAATCCTGCGGAGCCCCGGTCTTGAGATCGATGATCGTATATTCCTTATTGACGAATCCTTCGCGATCCAGGGTTCCGGCGTAAAAAAGAAGAGGATCGAAAACTCTCTTTTCGATGCAATGCCATTCGACATCATTATCTTTTAAAAATTTCTGATATGCCTCAAGGTATGGAATAAAGTTATCGTGAACTGTTGCCCAATCCAAGCACCCATCGTCAAGATAAGTTGACGCGATATGCACCGCCGTACCTCTGTGCATTGCTGCATCATTAAAATATTTGGTTTCGATCATACCTGCCTCGCTGAGGATCGTTGTAACATTCGGAACGATTCTGTCTTTGAAGGTATAAATATGATCCTCTTCGTTAAATTCTAACATTTTCAGCCCTCCACCTTTTGAGCCGATACCCAATCACAAATTTTTTCATAATCTGATTTTAGTATTTTACTAGATGAGTCAATTCCATATACCTCAAAAAGATGCACCTTGATTTCATCGTAGCTGATTTCACTTTTGTTGCCTATTGTAAAAAGTCTTTTCCTTTGAGGTTCTGTTATTACTTTGGATGGAATCTTTTGAGGCGTGGCTGGTAGATCCTGGCCCTGTTTTTTCTTGCTTCCGCTTGCTGCATTGCCATCATCATCGTCATCAGGCGCTATACCAACCATTGCGCTCAATCCATATCGTCTGCCGTAAGTTATTGCAGAACCTAATCCTTGAGCATTATTTTTATCTGGTTTGATTGTGATATGTCCCCTTATCCACTCGCCGGACGAATGAGCAAGTGTTGTTCTAATAATAACTTCACCGTTGATGGTTGATGTGGTTTGTATAACGGCCAATTCGTTTCTAGATAACTGGTTTCTGCACGCATTCCAAACTGAACTAAGGTCGGCATATTTTGATTTAAAAAATGGATTTTCGCTATCTTCCTTAGCAGGCTGGATGAGACCTTGTGCTTTTGATAAAGCCAGAACTAACTTTCCTATTGTTGCAGATTGATTTTTTTCATTTGGTTTAATCTCATTATTCTTTACTGGCAATTCTGTGGCTTCTTTAACGTCATTTGGGTTGGTCATTTTTTACTCCTTTTTTTCATTCGATAATACCATGCGACAATTCGATTATTCAATTTGTGATACTTTTTCATCTAACCCCCTTTTTGATTTTTTCTTTTGCGGCATCCTTATAAAATGTTGTCATTGAATAAAGGCCACCCATTTTTTTCGACATCTGTTTGCAATATTTCTTGACTTCTTTTTTCTCATCTTTTGACAGTTTAAAATGTGCTGTCTCTTGGTCAAATTTATAGCTCATCTTTTACCCCTTTCGATTGTTGTTGTAGCATACTTGTTGTTCTTTTGCAACATCTATTTTTTATTTTCTTTTTCTATCTCGTTCGCGTCCCAATAAGACTTGGCCACCTTGCGGAGCATTTCAACATCATATGCGCCTCTATTGTCTTCAACGTATCTATGGCAACCCATCGGCTTTTTCTTGTCATTAGTAAGGCCAACGCAAGCCGGAACTGTTAAATCGTCCCGACTTCTTTTGCGTGTTATTCCATCGCCGACATGATGCGGTGTTATTGTTAAAACATCGGAGGCGCTCGCTCCGCAGAACCAACAAACTTGCTTTCTAATCCACGCAAGATGTTTTTTATCAATTACCTTCTTTTGTTTCCAAAACGATTTCATGCACATCTCCCACCCTTGAATATTTAATTATAATTCCATTTGATACTACTGTCTGTTTGTCTATTTTTGGCGGTTTACAAGGTGGTGTTTTGGGCGGCTCAATATTACTTAAATCGTCCATGACTTCATACGTTTCGGGCGTGAAACTTACAGCACCACATCCGGAGGCCGCCAAATCCTTAAATGCCTTTTCAATATTCCTTCGTTGTATCACAATATTCTTTTTCATTTGTCTTTTTCCTCCTGTTGTTGTTTATTTTTTTCGGGTATGGTTGTTGACCTTTAAGTCATCAACAATAATAGATTTAGCTTTTTGACCCTCTATTTTATGTTGTCTAATCTCCATTAGTTTTAAAACATAAGTTCCTTCTAGGGTGGCAAAGGCGAGAACCTCACCCTCTTTCATTTTTTTTATTGCTATAGCTATTGAGTAATTTTTCATTTTATCGCCTCCACATAATTGGCCGCCATTCGCCCCTACATTCATATTTGCCCGTTTCCCAATCATAGTCAAACCCGTCCGCATAATTACTGCAAACGATTGACGCCCAAATAAATCCTAGATTGCTTCCCTTGTCTTCTGCTTTTGGTTGTTCTTTGAGCGTTTCGATTTTCGATTCGCAAACCCTGAATACGTCAAAGCCCCCGCCTATTGGGAATATTCTAACTTCACATTTTGGTTCTGACATCTATCCCTCCCCTTCATTGTTGTTGTCCTCTTTTGGTGACCTTAACTTCTTTACCATGCAGGTCGTTTTTTGCGTCAATCCCTGTCACTTCTTTAAATATATCAGCGTCCCATTCATCTAAAGACTTTAAAT